TTGATACTCGGTGTCCGCTGTGTCAACCGTAGGGTACGGAAGTCCCACTGCACGGGGATGTCACATGACCCACCCACACGGTTCTTATCCACGATCAACCAAGTGTCGGCCAAGTTCCCGCTGCGGGTGAAGCGCGAGTGATCGAACAGCAGGACTTGGTGGCTGTCATTCTCAATCGCAGACCCACCCATCAGGCCCTGACTGATTGGCCGTTCGGCACGGTTGGCAGAGGTTTGTCTGTTGAACTGCGAGAGCGTGACCATGCGGACATTCAACGTCTGCGCCAACTCCCGTAACTCATGCGAGACGTGTTCGATGCGGTCGTGGATGTTGTTCATGTTCGACACACTGGCGAGTTGGATGTAGTCCATGATGAAGTACTTGGACCCACTCACCTCGGCGTGATGCTTAATGCAGGCCGACACATCGGCCATCTTCGACAGCGGACGACGGTTGACTAACACATGACCGCCCGTTCTCTCGCGGGTTTCGTTGAGCATCCGTGCCGCCCGTCCGTACACCGCTTGATCGAACATCGGCCCTTGCTCTAGCAGCACCACGCTTTCGTTGCTGACGACCGACAGCAGGCGTGTAGCGAGTTCGCTCCGCCCCATCTCCAACGACACGAAGCACACGGTCTCGCCATGTTCGATGGCACGAGCGGCGAGGTTAATGCCGATCAGACTCTTGCCCGTGCCCGTGTTGGCACCAACCGTAATCAGCCAACTCTTTGCCAAGCCCACCCCACCCCCGCTGGACCCGCACACACGGTTCCATGCCTCCAACGGCGTTGGCACGGCGTCCACTGGAGCCAGCTTCTCGGTCAACATCTGATCCAGCGTGTCGCCCGTGATGCTATCAAACGCCACGGCTGGCGGCTCTGCGCCAATGGGGGTGGTGGTGCCGAGGATGCCCTGCCAGACCGTTGCCCAATCATCTCCATGCGCCTGCACCGACTGATGCAAATCGCACAGGTCTTTCATGGGCTGGCCGCGGTGCTTCACATCGCGGAGGATGCGGGCTTTCGGCAGCGAGGGAGAGATCGCCGCCACCATGGTCGCTCCCCCCTCGTCAGGCTCCTGCCACACGATCACCTCACGGCCTGACAAGAGGCTGGCATACTCCCCCTTCCACTGCGAAGCCCCCGGCAACCCCACCACCGTCACCCCCCGCTGCCACCCTGCATGGCAGTCTGATTCACCCTCCACGACCAGCACAGGGCCAGCAGGGGCAGCGGCTAACACGTCCTGCCCATACAACGGCGTCCCTTCCCCGTCCCGATCCCAGAACGTGCCCTTACGGGTACGGCACTTGGTACGGATGAGGGTGCCATCAGCACGGCGGTAGGGCATACACACGATGGCGTCCCCGTACTTCCCCACCCGTTCGACGACACCAGCCTTCGCCAGCCCTGCCAGCGACAGCCCCTTCCGCTCGGCGTACTCCTGCAACGTCAGCCCACTGGCTGATTTGGCGTCGTCAGGCAGGGTGACGCCCAACACATCAGCCAGTGTCGCCAGCGGTTCGGTAAAGCCACAAGCCGAGCATCCCCACGCATGATCGCCCAGCCACGCCGACGAGGTGCTGTCGTTGTGCCGTACACAGCGGAAAGCAATCGCCTTCCCCGTCTTCTTTGCATGATGCCCTCCACGGAGTAGGGCCGACTTCAACAGGCCGTGCGCGTCGAGGGTGTTCACCCCTCCTCTTGCATCAGCAGTTCAGGTTTGCGGTAAGCGTAACGCTGCATGAGTTCGGCGTAGGTGGCTGCACAAAAGTTGAAATGCCAACCCCCAATGGGATCCCCAACCTCTACCACGGCAGCCCACCCATGCCCGTGCATGTACGACACATGAAGCAGGGTGTTGGTATCGAAGAACCAGAAGAGCTGTTCGGTGAAGTAGCGATCTTTCATTCGGCGTACCAGATGTGGGTTTGACGCTTGATCGGCGGGATGCCTTTCAGTTTCGTGAAGCTCAGTTCGTCGATCAGCAGGCGGTCTTGTGGCAGCAGCATCAGCACACGGTCCACTTGCCGCTCCACAAACCACAGGTGCTTATGCTGGTCTGGCGCTTGAGAGTAACCGTCCCCCGTGTGGTCGATGCAGAACCAAAGGGTGCCCTCGGTCATCACCGCCTTGTGATCGGGGCTGAGGATGCCACACAGGAGGCCAGACAGGGCTTCTGGTTGCCATGCCTCGGCACTCCACCCGTAGCAATCCCATGCGACGATGGCTGACAAATCCACCTCGCCGTACGGCACGTCGGCCCCACGGAGGGCGTGGAGGGGGAGGTCCACAACCAGTGCGCCGTTCTCCAGTAAGACATGGCACCCGATACTCCGCCCCGGCGTGACGCTCACCCCGATCCACATGGCCGGGATCAGATCGGCCTTAATCGGCTGATGGATGACAAAGCTGGGGACCACCCAGACGTAGCGGTGGTGCGGGAGGGAAATGTTATGCGCCATGTGGTTCACCTGTGTACGAGAGAGAAAGTCGATCAAATTCGGCCACATCTTGTCCAGACCGTGCCCACTCCTCGCGGGTGCGGCCTTCGACGAGGGTTACGTCATACGCTCGCCAGTAGTCGTCGCTGAAGAACCCGTGCAGGGATTTGACAAACTTGGGTTCTGTCCTTTCCCGAAGGACAGATTCGGCGTACCGTGACGCCGCCCGATATAGGTTGTCGGGATGCACCCCAGCCGAGAGGAGGGTGGAGACGGCAGCACGGAAGGGGATGAACGGGTGCGGCATCAGCCGTGGGGGGTACACCGCCCAAATGGCGTCCACCACATCGGACAGCGCAGGGTGTTGGGCTTCCGACTTCACTTTCTTCGGTACCGTTATGTTATACCGTTCTTTATACCGTTTGGGTGACACCGCAGTCACCCCTCCCCCGTCAGCAGTGTCACCCCCCGGTGACACAGGAGTCACCCCCTCTGGTGCCCGATCCAGCACGATTTCGTACAGATTCGTGCGGCCAACACGGGTTTCCATGCGGAGGTAGCCCTTGTCTATCAGGGCAGGGAGGCAGCGTTGGACGGTGCGTTCGGAGAGGTTGGAGCCAGCGGCCAACGTCTTGACGCTGGCCCACACGTTGGCGCCTAGGCGGTTGGTGAAGGTGCCAATGGCACACAACACCCGCACCTGTGTATCAGACAGGTCGTGGTCTGCCACCGCAGCGGCAGGGATAATGCACAAATTCGACATCTGGCGGGGGTTAAGGGTTACTTCTTGTGTCGTGAATGGGTGCCCACGTTACAGCCTCTTGGTCTGAGGACGACCCCAGACCGTTGCAGCAGGGCATGGACCGCTTGATACGTCACGCCGATCCGATCCGCCACCATCCGCAGTGACAGCCCACTCTCGTACAACACGCGGACGGTATGGCGACGGGCTTCGTTCGGCATGTTGCCAACGTGTTTGGCATAGGCTCGGGCAGATCGGCTGCTAGGGGGCATCACCTTTCCCTCGTTGCGTGCAGTAGGCTTGCACGTCGCAAAAGCTGTCACACCGCTTGTACTCCCCGGGCCGTTGTTCGACATACTGTCCCTCGGTCGGCTCGGGCAGGGCAGAACGGTCGGTGCTGACCTTCAGCGCCCGTTTTACGCCCGTCTTCATCAACGCATAGGTATTCCCACTAAACCAGCGGTCTTCGTCCGTACACGGCACCTCCTCGCCCCGGCTGGCGGCTTGGTGGAGATACACCCGCTCTCGGACGTACTCCTCGGCGTCGTCCAGACTCCACAGCGGCACCGGGATTGTCATAATCGGGGCTTGCGGATAGTCAGGATTCCGCTGGGCATCCCTCTTTTTCCAATCCCTGAAGACGGCCACCACCTCAAGTTGCGTCAGCTCAACCCCGTTCATATGGGCGAGCCAGCGGAGGACGTTCAGCTGCCGCGTCCATGAATCGTTCCCATGCCGCTTGTAGACCGTCGTATGCTTAAAATCACTCAGCTTGCCAGCACTCACATGCATCCGGTCTACCTGCCCTGACACCTGCCAGCCGTTGACCTCGGCGAATAGGCGTTGCTCCACGGTCACGCCACCCTCCTTGAGGCCAGCCCGCTCCAAGACCGTGTGCAACGCCTGACCCATCAGCGCAAAGACCATTTGAGAACAGTCCACCTCCATCTCGTCCTTGTGCTTCCGGCCCAGTACACGAATCTGAGGGCTGTCGATCAGGGTGGTGCAGGTGATGTCACCACCACCCGTGTAGGTGTCCCTCTCTACGGCCAAGACGATAGCTTCAGGGAGGCCAAAACGATTCGTGATCTTCATCAGCTGACGATCTGAATCTTGGGGGTGACAGGGCCAGACTGGCCGTCGATCATGTCACGGCTGATGGATTGCAGCAGGTCCACGATCTGGTGAGCGATTGGCTCCACCTCTTCGGCAGAGAGGAGCGTTGCAAACGACTGGGCCACCTCGTCGTCGTGCTGCATCACGGCGACTGAGAGGCCGACGAGAGAGGTCAAGGTCGCATACATTTCGATGGACATGTTGACCGTGATGTATTTGTTGTCCGTCATGTGGCACTCTTGGTTGGGGTGATGACGCTTGCCGCGATCCAATCCCGCAAGTCCTCTTCTTTGTACCAGATATAGCGCGCCAGCTTGTAGTACCGAGGCCCCGTCGATTGGCAGCGCCACTTGTTCAGGGTCTGGTTGGCGACACCCAAGAAGGCCGCTGCCTCTGCGGTCTTCCACATCCCGTGTCCGCCGTGTCCGGTCATCGAGCGGCCCGGATAAACAGGGTGGCTGCGGCGGCCTGAATACTGGTGGCGTCGAAGGGAATTTCGGCAGATTCTAGCTTCACGCCCAGCGTAGCAATTGCAATGCTGACACATTCCGAGTACAGCAGAGCCAGCGAAGTGAGATCGACCGGGGCCTTGGGTGCAGCAGCCACAGGTGCAGCCGCCGCAGGAGTCTCGGCAGTCCCTTCGCCAGCACGGTCCAGATTAGTAAAGGTCTTCCCATCACGTTTTATCTGACTGAACCGAATCGTCTGAGAGATCACCGTGTCCATGTCGAGCGAGAGGCGTTCCAGCCCACGCTTGGCAGGGCCGTCGTTGACGTAGACGCTGGTGCCGTCGGTCCCAATGAAACACACCTGCGGTCCAAAGTTCCCCTCACTGGGGATAGCTGCGGAAATCTCGAGCGTACACGGTCCATTTGCTAATTTGTGAATCATGGTGCTTCTCCGGCGGGAAGTGATGGTACGGTGAACTGCTGTGAACTACGGTGAGCTGCGGACTACACGAGTACGATAGGTGTCGTTGACTGCCCACGCAAGGGGGGAACGCAACAAAAAGCCCCCCAAAACATAAAAGTTTCGAGGGGCTTTCTGATTACCCACACTTCAGAGAGTTCTGAGAACACCCCCGCCAAGGAATGTCTCCTCGGAATGTATGGGAACCTTGCCCGGAGTGCAACCCGCTAGGCTTGCGGGGAGATGCGGCGTCCCCCGTCGAAACTAGGACGCCGAAATATCGGGAGGGTGTAGCCGTACTTGATAAAGTCTTCTCTGTTCCCTTCATATTCGTCGTAGGCTTCCTGCACCATGTCCTGTAGGTAGCCGTACTGGATAAAGTCTGCGGTATTTTCGTAGTTTGCGGCCCCAAGATATGCCGCCCCCTTCACGGTCCCGTCCGTACAGGTCACGCGCACGGTACACCATGCCCACCAGTCACCGTCCGCGAGTCGATGTTCAATGCTTTCCGCGTATTCGCTGTCTTCCGGCTCCCCCCAAGCGGACGCATTCCCCCGCACGGGGATGTCTTCGGGCGCAATGTGTAGTTCGATGCGGACGTGCGCGGGGATGCCGGAGATGGCACGAGTAGCAGCCTCAACGTCGGGCGAGATGGTGCAAAGTTCGTAGGTCATGGTCATGGCGGGTGGTCCTCAGTGGGTGGGTGGCCCCTAGCGGTGGTGCTAGGGGCACAAGAGGGGCTAGGCGGAGTAGGTCACGAACTGGGCGATCTCGTGTGAGTTCCAGCGGCGAACAAACGCGACGGCCTCATCATGCGTCAGGCCAGCGGGGATAGCGATCGCGGTGGTGGAGGTCACGCGCCCCCGCTTGTCGCGGGTGACGCACTCGGCGGCCATGTCGGTAGTAGATAGCGGGTCCATGTGTTCTCCTGTGGCGGGTGTAGTTAGGCAGCAAACGGGGCGAGGATGTCGCGCATGAGGGCTAGCTTGTCTTGCTCTAAGGCCTGTATCCGCTTGGTGGCGTCCTCTACCGCTTCAAGGCCAGCACGGTAGGCGTGGATGAGGTCAAAGAGCTGACGGGCGGGGACGTGGCCTGTGTACAACACGTCGCGGATACCGCCCCCGCTGGTGGCCATCTGGTGCAAGGCGAACCCGCCGTATGCTCTAGAAATGTGGAAGTTGCCAAGGTTGGACGACCACACGCCCTCGGCGTTCTTGCTGTACGGGGTGGCGGGGTTGCCTGTCATCCGGTTTAATAGGGCGGTGACGCCTTCAAGTTGTGCAATGGTGATACGCTGGCGGGGCATGTTCGTTTCTCCGAGGGTGTGGCGTGGGTGTGGTGTGACAGTCAACGACAGAAGATGCAGGGTGTGGTGCGGCAAGTCAAGAGCAGGTTGCAACCTAGTAGCCCAGTCCCTCTGCGAGGCCGAGGGAGAGCCAGAGGAGGAGCATGCCCAACAGGGCAAGCCCGGGGTGGCGGTCGAGGAAGGAAGGGCGGCGCATGGTCAGACCTCCGAGGTGAGTGAGAGGGGGCGGCGGGAGTACCGCCCCCGTGGGTGTTACGCCCGTTTCGCCTTTATCCCCGGCAGGTCAAAAAGTTTTGAGCGTTGTTCAAAGCGTGATCCGCGTCGGAGATGGTGCCGAGCGCCGTGTCTGCCCATGTCTCGGCGGCTTCGAGCGTTGTGCTTCGGTCCGTCTCGCGGAGCAGGTCCAGTGACGCTGAGATGTTTTCGCAGTCGCTGTAGATGGCGCTGAGCTGCTCCTGTAGTTTCTCAAGCAACGCGATGATTTGCGCTTCGGTCATTTCGTCGGTGACTTTCATGGTCAGTTCTCCAAGGGGTGGTAGGGGTGGCCGTGGTGCCACCCCCGTGGTGGGGTCTAGCGAAGGTCTTCGTACACCAGCACAGGCTCGCCATCTGCAAGCTTGTAGCTGAGTCCACCCATGTCATTGACGTAGGTGTCCTCTGAGCAATCGTACACGGCGTAGCGCGCTGCCGCCTTGACGCCTTGCTCAGAGGCATACGGCAGGTGCTTGCGCGCATTCTTGAGCGCGATGTCGCTGCGGTCTCCTTGTCCCCAGCAGTTCGGCCCTACCGCGATGATGATGCGGCCCAGTTCGGCAGTGACAACAGGCACGGTGGTCTTCTTGGCGGTCATGTTACTTCCCTCCCTGCGAGGCGGTTTGAGGAGCGGTGGCGGTGGCAATGGCGGACTGTTCGAGGACGGCCATTTGCTCTTTGCAGTGGGCGTTCCAGTGGTCAGCCGCCATCGCCATCTTCGTCAGTTCGAGGGTGATCTCTTGCCGAGTCTGCGCGGAGTCGGTCTGCTGGAGCACGAGAGACAGCATCGGGACCAGTGCGGACCAGCGGGGGGTTATGTCGATGGTCATGGCGGGGGTCTCCTGCGGCGCAATGGGCGTAAATCCTAGCGGTGTCATGCCAGCCAATGCGGGGACCTGCGGGGTCACTTTGGTCATGTGAGGCTCCTGTGTGTGGTGGTGGGGGCGACCGAGTGCCGCCCCCGTGGTTGTCTTATCGGTTATCTGAAACGAATTCGTTCACCACGTCTTCTTGCGACTCAATCCAACGATACTGCGCGTCTGTCAGGGTGTACTCGCCACAGGCAAGTTCCCCCTCACCTAACGCGCACCAGTAGGTTCCGGCATGGCGCCCATAGTGCACCATCGCTGGGGTGCCATCCCCCGGGTCGCTGGGGAAGATTTCGCGGGAGTCTAAGACAATGCGAATGCCGTTCGGTCCGTTTAGCGTCGTCGTCATGGCGGGGCTCCTGTGTGAGTGGTGTCGAGAGCGGTGCGCTGCCCGACGAGATTACAGTACGGCAGGGAATCTGTGGGCACAAGGGGGTAACGAAAGATTTCTCAAAGTATTTTTAGGGAATCTCACCCACACTCATTATAGGCACAGGAAATGTCTCGTGCAGGTAAGGGGCAGCGGAGAGGCAGCGGAGAGGGGCGCAGGGGTGCACAGGGTTGCACACATCTGGTGCCGCGGCGTCACCCGCCCCCGTGCGCGATCTATGACAGTAGTGAGAGTCTCAGTACTGAGAGATCGAGGTACAGGCGAGGCACGGTGCGGCACGAGGAGCACGGTGACGCGGTGCGGTGCGGTGCAGCGGTGCGCGTTGCGTCGCGGTGGCGTGGAACGCAGGCGCGGGGCGCGAGCGGGGCGCGGGTGAGGAGAGGCACCGGGGGGGGTATCCCCCGTCAGCGTCAGCGCCAGTAGCTACACCACCCCTCCACGGTCACCCGTTCCTCGGTACATGTCAACGGGAGACTGCACCTCGCCACCTCTTGCCCTACCCTCTTGCCAAAAAAAACAAAAAGGCTACGTTGGTGTGTGTCAACACCAGCAAGGGGGGAGCGATGGGGAACAGAATCCGCGGGATGGAAGTACGGGGAGTGACCAAGCAGACACGGGGGGAGTGGACCGATGTGGAGCGGGCTGCCGTGGTGGAGCGGGTGCTGGAGGGCATGGCCGAGGGGCACACGCTGTCGGAGACGGTTAACGCTGTATCGTCGGCGTTGGACGAGAAGCTGAGTGCAGGGCTGGTCCGCCGCTGGATCATTGCGCAGGAGGAGTGGTTCCAGCGGTACCAGAAGACCAAGACCATGCTGGGGCAGGCGTTTGCCGAGGAAGCCATTCTGGTGGCACGAGAAAGCACCAGTAGCACCACCGCCATGGATCGGGTGCTGATTGAGACGTTGAAGTGGGCGGCGGCCAAGGCCAACCCCGTGGAGTATGGCGAGAAGCAGACGGTGGAGCATCAGGGGGCACAGACGTTATCGGTCAAGATTGTCGAGGATGACGCCCCCGTGCGGAATCAGAAGGCCCTCCAAGCAGCGCAGGTCAGTGCCGTCATTTCCGCACCCCTTGTCTTTGCCGTCCCCGTGAAAACAGCAGAACACGAAGACGATGACTACACGTTTGTGTAAACACGTGTAAGCAAGCAAGGCCATGGACAGCAGGGAGAAAATGGGGACATGCGGGTTATGCGGGTCATGCACCCTCTGAACATTACGTTTGCATTAAGATTGTGTAACAATGGCCGAAACGGGACTTGACAGGTTTTCTGCGGTGAGAGAGGTTTGGAGAGAGGGAAGGAAGGGGGGTTGGGGGGTTAGATGGGAGAGAGAGGAAAAAGCAACAAGCAACAAGTAACGAGTTACGAGTTACTAGTTACTAGTTACTAGTTACTAGTTAACTAGTTACTAGTCTGCACAAATATTAAGATTTGCGGGGTGACACAGGCAGTCCGGTGCCATCATGTGGCGCTGGATGTGGGTTCGATTCCCACCCCCGCCATTATGCACAAAAAAGGCAGTCAGTGGTCCGCGAAGGAAGAAACCCTCCTCCAGCAGTACACGGAGCAGGGTCTCCCGATCACACAGATTGCTGCCGCTATGAAGCGGTCGTATGGGTCCATTGCCAACAAGCAAGGGTCCATGAACATCGGGGTGGTCCGGTCACAGCGAACCCCATACCGAGGCGAAGGCAACCAGCATACGTCGCTGGATGCAGCGATCTTTGGCGGGAGTTCGGACGGGAACATCCCCGATTGGGTGGATGCCCTCCGGCCCGTCCAGTTACCGGCCCCGCCAATCCCGACCGTTCGAACCAGCCCGAACAACCTGACCATCGTGGCGGGAGACTTTCACTTCCCGCAACACTGCCCTGCCAGCATTGCCGTCCTGCTAGAGACGATTCGGGTGCTCAAGCCCAAACGGCTGATCCTGAACGGGGACACGGTGGACCTGCTGGCCGTCAGCAAATACCCCAAGGACCAGCGGAATACCTACGATCTGCGGGAAGAGGCGGTCGCCTTCCACGAGTTTCTGCATCAGGTCGTCACCATCTCCCGTGGCTGGAGCATGGAGATTGTGGAGACGGAAGCCAACCATTCGGGCAACGGCACCGCCTCCCGCTGGCACCGCTACCTGTCGGATCGGGTGCCTGTCCTGTATGGACACCCCAAGGCCGAAGAGTTGCTGCGGTATGAAACGTGGTTTTATCCCGAGTGGGCACCCATCCGACTAGTCGAATCGGTCGTGATTGCCGATGATTTGCTGGTCCTGCACGGTGATCTGGTCCGCAAACATGCGGCGTATAGTGCCCGAGGCCATGCCGAGAAGTGGCACTCCAGCGTCATGCACTCCCATACGCACCGCATGGGGTCCAGCTTGGAACGGATTCCAGCGGTCGGCACCCGTGCAGAGGCCGTCCGTCGGGCCTACGAGATTGGGTGCCTGTGTAACTTGCAGCCGAGCTACGTTAGCGCCCCCAATTGGACAAACGGGTTCGCTATTATTAGCCATGACGCCGACGAAACAGATTATGGGGTGGAGTTGGTCAACATCCAGCGAGGGCAGGCCGTGGTCTGCACCGCTGGCCTGACCATCAAAGCGTAGCTATGCCGCCGTCTCCCAAAAACTTTCCCCCGCTGCCGACCACGGTCGAAGCGCCCGGTGGAACCATCGCCATCATCCTCAAGCCGACGTTGCGGCACCCAGACGGGACCGAGTGCTGGGGCATGTTTGACCTCGCCAACCGCACCATCGAGATTGCCACCACGGCGACCAAAAGGCACCAGTGGCGGACGCTGTTTCACGAACTGGCCCACGCCGCCCTTGACGATTCAGGGATCAGCCAAGGCATGACCGACGTGATGCAAGAAACCCTGTGCGAGTGCATTGCCACGGCACGGATGCGGGAGCGGTTCGGCTGATGGCGAGTGTGAAAGGGAAGCACAAGGCAGGCACCCAGAACGTGGAAGTCCGCCTGCATAAGCGGCACCCCGGCCAAGCGGCCATTGCCAGTCATCCTGCCCGATTTCGGGTGGTCATGTGTGGACGGCGGTGGGGCAAGTCGGCCTGTGGCATCCGTGAAGCCTGCGACGCCGCCATTGCGGGACAGCCCGTGGGCTGGTTCAGTCCAACCTACAAACTGGCGTTGGAGGCGTGGCGGGAACTGGTCGAACGGTTAGCCCCGATTACGGCCCGTATGAACGAGCAAGATAAACGATTAGAACTCGTCACGGGCGGGATTGTGGAAATCTGGACGTTGGATACCCCCGACGCCGCCCGAGGCCGTAAATATGCGCTGGTGGTGATCGACGAGGCGGGTATTGCCCGAGACCTCTTGGAAACATGGCAAGCCGCCATCCGCCCGACGCTGGTGGATTTGCGGGGACGGGCACTGATTTTAGGCACCCCCAAGGGGCGACGACATGGATTTGTCGTGCTGTTCAATCGCGGGCTGGGCGATGACCCCGACTGGGCCAGCTTCCGTGCCTCAACCTTGGAAAACCCGTACATCCCCGCCGAAGAGGTCGAAGCCGCCCGTCGAGAGCTGCCGCCCGAAGTGTTTGCCCAAGAATTTGAAGGCATCCCGACCGACGACGGCGCAAATCCCTTTGGCCTAGAAGCCATCCGTGCCAGTATCGGCCCGTTGTCCGACCAGCCCGTCGTGGTCTACGGTGTAGATTTGGCCCGATCCATGGACTTTACGGTGTTGGTCGGCTTTGACGCCTACCGCCGCGTGGCGTTCCTAGACCGCTGGCAGGCCCCGTGGGCCGTCACCAAGGCCAAGATCAAGGCCCTCGTTGAAGACACGCCGGTGGTGGCCGATGCGACGGGCGTAGGCGATGCAATTGTGGCGGACTTGCAGGTGATGGGGGTCAACGTCACCCCGCACATCTTTACGCAGTCCTCCAAACTCCGCCTCATGCAACGCATGGTTGCCGCGTTTCAAGGCAAAGAACTCACGTTGCCCGATAGCGAAGATGCGCGGTGGTTGACCTCCGAAATGGAAGCCTTTGAGTTTACCTACACGGCCACCGGCGTTCGCTATGAAGCGCCCAGCGGATTTCACGACGACGGCGTAATGGCCGTGGCATTAGCACTGCACGGATGGGATCGGGTGCAGGGAGCCGTGCCTGAAGCGCCAGTGGGATTGCGGAAAATTGTGGACGACCCCTATGTTTCTCCCGAAGCTGGAGAAGGACGGCTGTTTCAGCCTGCGGGAGATTTCCAATCCCAACTGCCCGGATCGGGCTGGTAATCGCACATGGAGAAAATGGGCATGGAAGCAGTGTTGGCAAAACTTGGCAAGAAGCTGGGCCGCAAGCCTATGCTGAAGCGGAAAGGGCTGACCACTAGCGAGCCGCTCCGTCCCCCCGGCATGACCGTGGTGATTGGCCTTGGCAAACCGATGGGCAAGAAGGGGGCCTTTGCCAAGCGGGATGAGAAGGGCTATCCGATGGACGACGAGGGTGGAGCGGGTGGCGACGACGAAGAGATGGTCACAGAGACCAGCCCTGAAGGACTGTCGGCCAAACTTGATGCGCTAATGGAACGACTGGATGCCATCGAAGAAAAGATGGGCATGAAGGAAGAAGCTGAAGACGACGACGAGATGGAAGACGAAGACGAATCTGACATGGAGGACGACGACTAATGTTTGAGAACCCAGCGATGACGTTGGCGATCAAGATGGCGAGTCCGATTCTGGTCGGATTTGTCACGCCGTTTGCGGTCGATGCCGTCAAGCGAGGATCGGCGGTGGTCGATAAAGCGCCGGTGTATGCGAAGCAGGGGCTTGCGATCGCGATCGCTTCCCTCGGCACCGCCCTCACCGCCATCCTTGGCGTGGATGTTCCCGCTGATCTGGCGGCATGGGACGGCGAAGTCGTGAAGGCGATGGTCGCAGGCTTCCTCGCCATTGCGATCAAGCAGCACAAGCAGCTCAAGGCCAAGAAGTAACGTGGCAAGTGCGGCGTGGCAGCGGAAGGAAGGACAAAATCCAGCAGGTGGATTAAATGCCGCTGGCCGCGCCTCGTTGCGGGCGGCTGGGCAAAACATTAAGCCGCCGGTTAAAGCCAAGGAAGCGGCCAAAAGCCCGACCGCTGCCAAACGACGGATCGCGTTTTGTAAGCGGATGAAGGGGATGAAAGCCAAGCTGACCAGTGCAGCAACAGCCCGTGACCCAGATTCGCGGATCAACAAGTCACTTCGTGCGTGGGACTGTAACTAACGTTTAGCAGGAGATAGCGATGTCTGTTGGAAACTTGCTTAAAAGCACGACGACCGTTGCCGCTGCACAAGACGCTGCCACCATCTCGGGTTTGCCCAGTGTAGGATCGGTCGGCATCCAAGTAACGGGCACCTTCTCCGCGACGATCACGTTTGAGGCCACCGTGGATGGCACGAACTACGTCGCCCTCAACTGCCTCCCCAGCAACAGTTCTACCACCGCCTCAACCGCGACAGCAGCGGGTGCCTTTACGGTCTCCTCTGGCGGGTATGCGGCGGTTCGGGCACGGTGTTCGGCCTACACCTCTGGCTCGCCCGTCCTGACCGTCCGCTACGTCGGATCGTGACCGAGACACTGCTTCGTCTCCTGTGGCCGCTGGTGCTGGTCTACGGCATTTATCAGGGCTGTGCAACGGTCAAGCTCTTTGCCCCGTTACGGGATACAAGTCCAGTGGAAGAAGACCCGTACACCGTGCATGTGCCTGAAGATTTAGTGGCCGTCGTGTTGCAGTACACCGATAGCTGGGCGCAGGAAGATGTGATGAAGTCTATCCGTGAAAAGTACGCCACGTTGCGGGACTGGAACGCGGTCAGGAGTGCCTTTGGCGTGGGGAGGATTGACGCATGACGGGACCGATGTTCTTTGACGACAACGACCCGATGGGGTTGTTGGCTGACGGCACCGCGACCGTCCCTTCGCTCGACGGCCCGATCCTCGAAACAGAAATGCTTCGGGCGATGGAAGGGTTGTCGAACGACCCGCTTGGCCCGAACGAGAAGGTCGCGCCCAACCCGCCGTCGAACAACACCAACACCGCTGCCGAAAACGATGCGAGCTTGCAGCGGGCGTTGTACGGATACGACTTCCCCGGCGCAGATGGGCAAGACGACATCGACCCGTCTGCGTGGTCGTCGTGGTGCCGTGGCTTGTGGGAGGGTCGGCGTGATGCGGTGCAGATGCATCTCCACCTCGTCGAACGCAATCGCCTGTTTCGTGCAGGACAGCAGTGGATTTCCGCCAACGGCATGGGTCCGTGGCGGGAACCGGCCCGTCCGCGTGACGCCGCCCGTGTGGTGTACAACATGGTCGATAAGGCGCTGGACCAGCGGTTGCAGATTCTGATGGATCAGAAGCCCGGCTTCTCCGTCACGCCCGTCACGCAAGACCCCGAAGATCGTCGGAAGGCGCAAGCCCAACAGATGGCGCTGGAGTACCAGTATGAGCAGCAAG